ATTGACCTGAGCCTGACAGGTTAAAAGGTCGACCCAGAGTTCATCTGGGTTCATCAATTGGATAGTAATCTTGTGTCGGAGCTTTCCTGCTTCCATGTTAGAACACCTCCACACGATAGGGTGCCAACAGCGCATGTACAGAGAATGCCGTCTGATCCTTGGCTGTGCCGGTTGCTTCGCGGTTTTCGTACCAGTGCCCAACTAGAAGGAGTAATGCCTGGCGGATAGGTTCTGGCAAAACGGCAAACCCTGCGACAAACCTGATTCGGACAGACGCAGCTGGATGGGGTATGTAGACCGGCCAAGCCAAGCCATATGCCGGCATCACCTGGCCGGGTTCGCTAGCTGTATCCACCACGTAGTCCGAGTTGGACAGGATCGTCTCCTGTCCGGTGCTGTCGATATAGCCAATCTCCACCACGCTCAGGAGAGGCGGGCAGGGCAGCAGGATTGAATCCGCTCCTGAAAACCGGTCCTGATAGGTTTCCAGCGTCTGTTCGGCCAAAGCGCGACGTGTGTAGTTTTCGCAGAAGACTCGGGCCGTCTTGATCAGGCCAAGCAGTAGATTGTCCTCGGTCGCATCTTCTGGAAGGCGAAGGTGCTGCCTGACCTCGGCCAGTGTGATCGGTTCTGTTGCGACGGGGATAATTGTCTTAAGCATCAGGCAGGCACCTTCCTTTCCCGATTATTTTTACGATCCGGCCATGAGACCGGCTGCGATAAGTTTCGCTAGCAGTGCGTTCAGATCTGTGACCAGACCAGCGACGGTCGTTGCTTCGCTATTGGCTTGAAATGCTGCTGGCTTCAATTCAGTACCTGCAAAGGTCAGCTTTCCGTCGGCAGTAATGTCTAATGTGCCGCCGATGACAGAAGTCTCGCCGCCCTGCTCGGTGTAGTTCTTGACGTTACTCATACCTCGTCACCTCACGCTTTCATCTGCAGGTACTTGACCGCTTCGGCCAGAACCAGCTTGCCATCCACCCGCTGAGTAGCCCGGAAGCCTACCTGGCCGTTGGCGGCAAACAGCTCATTCAGGCGCTGGAACGAACGTCCCTGACGATCGGCGATCCAGTAATAACCATAATCACCGAAGGCGATGGTTTTGGCCGCCGACGCAATGGCCGGTACAAAGCTGGAGGTGAGGATCGGCCGGTTGAGGATCGTGTCCGGTGCACCAGCGGTGAGCGAAGGCTGCCACAGGTACTGACCAGCGCCGTCCTTGAGCTTACGCACAGCCTTGACCGTGGTGTCGTTCATGAGGAACGTGGCGCGATTGCGATACGGCGATTTCAGGCTGTAGTACAAGTCCATGATCTCGTCGATCGTAATCGCAGAAGCACTGGCAGTGGTGACGCCCAGTTGGCCACCGCCGGTTGCTGCAAAGATACCGGTGGGCTTGCCGGTACCATCTCCGACAAAGAACGCTTCTTCTTCCTTGGTCCCGATACGGCGGGCAAATTCGTTGGCGATGTAGGCTTCGAGCCGGAAGACACTGTCGTTCAGGAGTTCCTCGGAAACCTTGATCATGGTCGCCAGCTTGTAAGCACCGATCGAGACCTGGCCGAAAGCGTCGTCACTTTCCGGGATAGCACCTTCTTCATCAACCCAGCTGGCAGTGCCTTTGCTGGCGACGACCGGGATTTTCTTGTCACCGGATGAGGTACTGATGATCTTGGCCAGCCGGCGGAAGATGTTCTCCTCCTTTAACGCTTCAACCAGCGTGTTCTCGAATTCGTCAGGAGCCAGGTATCCGCCTTCTGAGTCGGTACCGATCTGCAGGGCGTTCTGGACATCGATATGGTTTTTATTGCGCATCGCCTTCCAGAACGACTGGCGATACTCATCCGATGCCCGGCCGGTTTTCACTTCAGTGCCGGTGACATTCGGCTGATTGCGGATCGGAGTGTTCACCGGTTTACTGAGTTCCAGATCCAGTGACTGCTGGCGCTCCAGCCGGTCGATCTCTTTGCCGAGACCAACAATGTCCGCTTCCATTTTGTCGTACACGGCGGTATCCTCGGCGCTAACCAGACCGTCGGTGCCGCGCTTGCTGTCCAGGAATGCCTTAGCGGCTTCCCAGGCTTTGGCTCGCTTTTCGCGAAGTTCAAAAATCTTGTTCATATGTGTTGGCCCTCCTTAAGGCTGAATTAAAAAGAGCCGCTTCTCGAGCGACTCAATCGTGTGGGTGGGTGGTTCTTGTTTTTCCTTTGGCTTGGGATCTGCTGTCCGTTTCGGCAGCTTGTTCAGGAGCGAATTGGTCACGGCCAGATTACTAAAAAGGATGCCGTCGCTTTCCGGTACCGAATTGCCCGCGGTAAACATAATTCCATCGGCAAAGCCCATTTCGACCGCCTTTTTCGCGTTGAACCAGGACTCTGCATCCATCAGATGCGAGATCTTGGCTCGTGATAGGCCGGTCTTAAGTTCATAGGAGTTGATAATCGATTCTTTCACTTCCGACAGCATGGCGATCGCCCGCTCCATCTCGACGGTATCACCGAAAGCGATTGTTATGGGATTGTGGATCATGATCATGGACACGGGTGACATCAGGACCTCACCGCCGGCCATGGCAATCACCGATGCGGCGCTGGCAGCGATGCCGTCGATCTTGACGGTGACCTTGCCGGGATAGTCCATGAGCATGTTGTAGATCTGACTGGCCGCGAAAACATCGCCGCCGGGTGAATTGATCCAGATAGTGATGTCGCCTGAGCCGTTTAGAAGTTCGGATTTGAAGAGCTTTGGGGTTACTTCGTCGCCATACCATGTTTCCTCGGCGATGGCCCCATCGAGGTAGAGGGTCCGGCCATCTTCATTGCGGACCCAGTTCCAGAATTTCCTGTTCAAGGTGGGTTACCTCCTTCTTGTGTTTTATTTGCGCTCGCGAAAAGCCCCGCATCCTGAAGTTTGGTCAAGTTGCCATTGATCAGGTACAGGTCGCCGCCGAGTTCGGTTGGGATAGGGTTCATGTTTTCCAATTCCCTGATATCGTTGCTGGACAACCAGCCGTTTTGCCGGCCGGTCGCGTATCCGCTCATCCGGCTCTGGTAGTCGCCGCGCAGGAGACCGTCCAGATTGAACTTCACGAAGTATTGCTTCTTTTCGGATGGTAAAAACAACGCTTTCTGGATTGCCATTTCCCAGCGAATCACCCAAGGGTCGAGCGTGTATTTCACGAATTCAAGCGACTGTTGCTCGATGTTGGAGAAACTCGACTTTTCGAGGTCAGCCAGCATATGCGGCGGCACCCGGAAGATCCGGGCAATCTCGTTGATCTGGAACTTTCTAGTCTCCAGAAACTGCGCCTGCTCGGGCGGGATGCCAATCGCCTGGAATTTCATGCCCTCCTCAAGAACGGCAACCCGATGAGCGTTAGAACTGCCCTGATACACCGCATTCCAGCTTTCACGCACTCGTTTCGGATCTTTGACGACACCCGGATGCTCCAGCACGCCGCCGGGATTGGCACCGTTGGCGAAAAAGGATGCACCGTACTCCTCCGTGGCAATGGCCATACCGATGGCGTTCTTGGCCATGGCGATCGGGGAGTAGCCGATCAGTCCGTCAAAACCAAGTCCGGGAATGTGCAGAACCTCTTCACGGCGAAGCAAGTATACCCCGCGATCGGTCCGGTACTGGTAGATGATCTCGCCATTCGTTGCTCGGTCGACGGTCATCTTGTCCGGCAAAAGCGGGTAGAGCGACAGGATCTGGCCTCGGCCGTCCCGGATGATCTGGGCATAAGCATTGCCCCATAACAAAAGATGACTCATTAGCGTTTCTCGGAACACGAATGAAGTCATCTCGGAGTTGGGCTCGTTATGCAAAAGATAATACAGCGGGTGATCCAGCGCTTTTTCCTTGCCACGGTCGGTATAGCGGTAGGTATGCAGCGGCAGACTGGCGATAGTCTCTGCCAAGATCCGGACACAGGCATAAACAGCGGTCGTCTGCAGGGCCGTGCGTTCATTAACGGTCTTGCCACTGGTGGTGCTGCCGAAGAAAAAACTATAAGTGCTGCCCGGCAGCGTGTTTGTCGGCTTGTCCCGAGCTTTGAATAGTCGATCAAAAAGGGCCATTGAAATCCTCCTTAAAAAAATCTATCTGAACTTGGGTAAATTTCCGGTTTAGCATATGGGTTTGCAAAATTCTCTCGTATATAATCCTTCTGGAAAGGCGGGTGCACGATGTACAGACTAGCTATTTTTTGGAACTATTTCTGGTGGAACTACCATATCAACCATGCTCGTAAGCATGATGATCGGATTGAAAAAATCATTCCTGATTGGAGAAAAAAATTCGCATCTCAAGCCATGTCAGATGATCAGTAGTCCTCGATCGTTATAAACAGATCCACCAGTATTCCCTCCGTTTCGGATTGCTCGATCCAGCGCCATGATGGTAGCAACCGCTCCGTCGATCCGCTCGGTTGATTTCTCTTTATCTGGTTTAATATTACCGGCCGGATCGGTGCGGACGAAAATGTTGTCCATCATCCATCGTAGGACCGGGTGACCACCGTGGGCCAGTTTGCCCTCGAGTGTCAACTTCATCAGCTCTTTGGTCGGCGGTGACATATCCTTAAAACCCTGGCCGAACGGCACAACCGTGAACCCCAGGCCTTCGAGGTTTTGCACCATCTGGACCGCACCCCAGCGGTCAAAAGCAATCTCATGAATGTTGTACCGCTTGCCCAACTCCTCTATGAACCGCTCGATGAATCCGTAATGCACGACGTTGCCTTCAGTGGTCAGTAGGTGCCCTTGCCGCAGCCATAGATCGTATGGAACATGATCGCGGCGAACCCGGAGATCAATGTTATCCTCCGGCATCCAGAAAAATGGCAATACACTGTACAGGTCGTCTTCATCCGTCGGCGGGAAGACGAGGACAAAAGCCGTGATGTCCGTCGTGGACGAAAGGTCCAATCCACCATAGCAGACACGGCCTTCCAAACCGGCCGCGTCAACCGGAAACGCACAGGCGTCCCACTTGAGCATCGGCATCCAGCGCACCGATTGCTTAACCCACTGGTTCAGGCGCAGTTGACGAAAGCTGTTCTCTTCGGCCGGATTTTGCTTGGCCGATTCGCAGGCGGCTTTGACCTTGTCGATACTGACCGTAATGCCCAGCGATGGGTTTGCCTTCTTCCAGATCTTGGGATCGGTCCAATCATCATCCTCCTTCGCGCCATAAATGACCGGATAGAACGTGGCATCGTGCTTTCGGCCTTCCAGAATATCCAGTGCTTTCTGATGTGTTTCATAGCAGATGCTATTCGTATCCGATCCGGCCGTGGTGATCAGGAAGTACAGTGGTTGCATTCGGGCATCACCAGAGCCTTTGGTCATGACATCGAATAGTTTCCGGTTCGGCTGGGTATGAAGCTCATCAAATACGACGCCATGAATATTGAATCCATGCTTGGAGTAGGCTTCCGCAGACAGCACCTGATAAAAGCTGTTGGTCGGCAGGTAGATCAGCCGCTTGGTGGATGCCAGGAGTTTGACGCGCCGGCTTAAAGCCGGACACATCCGAACCATATCGGCCGCCACCTCAAATACGATTGATGCCTGCTGCCGGTCAGCCGCGCAGCCGTAGACCTCGGCACGTTCTTCCCCATCACCACAGGTGAGAAGTAAGGCAATAGCGGCAGCCAGCTCTGACTTACCCATCTTCTTCGGGATTTCAACATAGGCGGTGTTGAACTGCCGATAGCCGTTGGGCTTCAGGATGCCGAACACGTCGCGGATGATCTGCTCCTGCCAGTCGATCAGTTCAAAAGGCTTACCGGCCCATGAGCCTTTCGTGTGCGATAGTGCTTCGATGAACGACACGGCATAGTTGGCGGCTCTCTTATCATAATGTGAGTCCGAAGCCATAAACGGCGTCGGTTTGTATTTTTGGAGCTTTCGTATGACTTCTTCCCCCTTTCTGAATTCACCGCACAAAAAAGGACCCCTGATCGGAGTCCTTGGTGGGTGTGCAGGTCTGATTTCCTTCAGTTGTACTTGGCTAGGATCATAGCCAGAATCTTGCGGTCAGCATCCGTTTGAGGTTCCAGATCCCAGCCGCGGTCGTAGTTTATGATCTCACATCCGTCGCGTTTGACGGTCAGTTTGGAAATCCTGCCTTCTTCAATGCCGTAAATTGAAGGCTCGTTGTAGCTCTTGACCCAGTATTCGCAGTTGTCGATTCTCCCGTTTTTCCACATTTTCGTGTCCTCCTTGGCTTTCATTAGTGTATATATCACTCTACGCAAGGCTAATAGCAAGCAGATTCTGCTTGGATTACTACACAATTATTGATCGCAATAATGTACTATTTTATCCAGCGTCGCCGTACAGAATGAACCAGGTGTACTCCTTACGGTTCTCTTCAATGAAGATCACCAACTCATGAAAATCCTGCTCAAATGCCAGGCGCTGGACCCGAGTGGCATCCATCATATTGGCCGCACCACTGTCGCGGATCGCCATGATCTGTTCTTTGATTTTGTCAGTCATCGCGGGCACCCCCGATCTTGATCACTTCATCCTCACCATAAACCACGCCCAGACTGGATCCCCGATCCCAGGAACAGAAAATAGTGCCAATGTCGTCTACAAATTCTACGGTTCCGCGATCGCCCGGCTGCAGTTTGGAGTATGGATCGTTCATCCGGACCAGTTCTACACGAGTGCCGGTTGGGAAGCGACGTCTCACGCTTTCAACCATTGCCTTGGATGGTAGTTTACTCATGGTCATCAACCTCCTCTGCTCGGGGAGCTACCTTAAAGGCTGAGTTGCCAGACAGGTTTCGAAGCAAGATCTTGCGGGCTGCCTTGTAGTCATCTCCGACAAATCCCAGCCGAATCAGAAACACGCGGAAGGCGAACTTTTCGTTTTCGACCGGATGCTCTTTGGCCGTGACCCGCTGCTGCTTTTTTGCTGTCGCGTAGAGTGCGCCAATGAAGCGGGAATAAGCGGCTACCTCCTCACCGGGTGTGCCAAAAGCAAACCAAGGAAATCGCAGCGTTGTCTCTGTCCGCTCGATCGGTAAAGCACTGACACCGAGCGCCTTTTTAATCAGATTGGCCTTGCTGGCGATTAGTTTCTCCAGATTGGCTATGTTTTCTTCCGTGAACCCTTCGAGCGGCATCTCAATGGTCAGGGTGTCCAATTCTTCGGGTGTGTAATCATCTGTCTGCATACCGTTTTCTCCTTGCCAATCCTCGCGGCGTCTTCTGCCAAGCCCCAGTTCTTCAGCTTCGGTCATTTGTAGATCCTCAAAGGCTGGAATGTTGTCGCCGCCGTAGGGTCCTTGGTTTGAGTAGTCAGGTATGTTCTCGCTATCGAGATTCATGTGGCGAATTTCTCGTTCTGCCCAAGCCTCTGCTTCAAGATGTTCAACGTTTGATGCTTTAAAGCCGTGCTTGGCAAAAAGAATGGTTACCAGATTGAGATCGCCCGGTCCTTCCATGTTGCCGTTCTTGTCGATGTGGTAGTCGCCAACTTGAAAGGCGAAGGTCGGAGCACCGAGGTATTTGGCCGGTACGGTCAGTTCCTGGCTGATAGCAGCCACCAGCTTTTTGCGGTCTTGTCCAGTAAGGTTGTAGAAAATCTTCATACGATTTGCCTCCTATGCTTCATTTGGTATGTACATATATCACTCCGAAGCGTTAGGATAGCAACTGAATTCGCACGACAAATGCCGACAAAACTCAACAAACAATGCAGGGGTCATCTGTGTGAATAACACAACATGTTTATGCTTGAATATGTTCCACCACATCGGAAAAGCGCAGCTTCTTACCATCACGGATCAGATAAACGGATTCGTTCGACCCAAACTGCTCGATGGTCCTTTTAACGATCACATCACAGTACTTTTCATCCAACTCAACCATGAAGCAAACCCGCTCGGTCTGCTCACAAGCGATGAGTGTGCTACCAGAACCACCAAACGGATCCAAAACGATACTGCCGGTCATGCTGGAATTGAGCACCGGGTAGGCGATCAGCTGCACCGGTTTCATCGTGGGATGATCACCGTTCTTCTTAGGCTTCTCGAATTCCCAGATGGTCGTCTGCTTGCGGTCTGAGTACCAGGCGTGCTTTCCGGCTTTCTTCCAGCCAAACAGGATCGGCTCATGCTGCCACTGGTAGGGAGACCGGCCCAGGACCAGTGACTGTTTCTTCCAGATGCAGGTACCTGACAGGTAAAACCCGGCATCGGAGAATGCCTTACGGAAGTTGAGTCCTTCGGTGTCGGCGTGGAAAACATAGATGCTGGCATCTCTGGCCATCGCTTTTTCCGTGAGGGTGAAAGCGTCATGCAGAAATTGATAGAACTTATCGTCGGCCATGTTGTCGTTTTTGATCTTACCGGCAGTGCCTTCGTAATTGACGTTATACGGAGGATCTGTCACGACCAGATTGGCTTGCTTGCCATCCATGAGCAAAGCAAAGGTTTCCGGTTTGGTGCTGTCGCCGCAGACGAGACGATGATTGCCTAAGAGCCACAGGTCACCGAGATGGGTGATCGCTGGATTTTTGAGCTCGTTATCTACATCAAAGTCATCGTCTTTTACGTCCTCGATGCCGCTCAGGAGCTTGTTGAGTTCAGCGTTGTCAAAACCTAAAAGCGAGACATCAAAGTCAGCGCCTTGCAAATCGGCGATTTCGACCGACAGCATCTCAGCATCCCAGCCGGCGTTTAAGGCCAGACGGTTGTCGGCGATAATGTAAGCTCGCTTCTGTGCTTCGGTCAGGTGCTCGGCGAACACGCACGGCACCTCGTTGATGCCTTCCTCCTTGGCGGCCAGGATTCGGCCGTGGCCGGCGATGATGTTCAGGTCCTTATCCACGATGACGGGATTCACAAAGCCGAACTCCCGGAGGGATGCTCGAAGCTGCAGGATTTGTTCCTTGCTGTGAGTCCGGGCATTCCGGGCGTATGGTACAAGGCGGTCGACATTGACCTGTTCCAAGCGTTCAGTTACTTGCATTTTTCGCCACCACCTTCATAAGACCCTTTTTCGCACCAGCCAGATCACCGGCCAGCGCTTGTCCACGTAATGTTTTAAGCTGCTGTTTGGTCAGTTTTCCTTGTTTTAGGCTAATAAAAAATTGGTCAATATCGTGATAGCTCACAGTGATCATCCTTTCCATGAAGCAATTCGTGCAAATAAAAAAGCACCCGAATAGTCGAGTGCTTCTTGGTTGTTAGTGAATGATTTTTACAAATTTGAAAATATGTCCCAGTTATTGTAGTTCTTGGATACGTCAAGTTCTTCTTCTCTAAACTCTACAGGACGTCCGTTAGTTTTTATGCGAAAGTAAAAATGCAATTTATTGTTTGCGTCCGGAGCCTTGTTGGCAAAATTCGATATAAGGTCCTCGCGTTTGTAAATAAAATAATGGAATATCCCGCTTGCGTCTTCAACAACAAAAATGTAGAACATGAATTTTGGGTTCTCAAGATCTTTCAAAAATACAGTATGCCATCCAGAACAAACAAAATCCGCTTTGACCAAATCATCATAAGAGCGGCTAAATGAAATTCGCACGTTGTAGCTTTTGCTATTACGAGTAATTACAATTCCGCTTCCTTCACTACGGTTGGCCGTGCGAACACTAAATCCCATCTTGTTTCTAAAAATAGTGATGACTTCCTGCCTTGACCTCTTCCTGCCACTATCTTGGATTATGCTAACATCATTCATCTCAAAATCCTCCATGTTGACTGACTGATCAATTACTTCACTTGTTTGATTTGTAACTTCAATTTTGTCTAGTCGGTCTTCAAGCGCTTTGATTCGGTCAAGCATTTCAAGAATGATTCTTTCATAGTTCACTTCAAACACCACCTCTCGATTTGATCATATCATCACCTCATATATCAGTCAATAGATAAATGAGATAAAATCAATGATAAATTAGATAAAAATGGTGTTCATATCTTTTTCCGTCCTGACAGAAGAGCTTCCATGATATCGTCCTGGGGATTTCCCACGAATGCGGTCGTGCAGTTTTGCTTGACGATATCGAAGATCTCGTACCATAAAAGGTTCGCCTGCTTCTGAAACGACTGGCTCATCTGCACGAACGGGCTGGTGATCGCACCTCCGGTCGTGGGGTGTTTCCCAAGAAGGCCATATAGGCTGATAGCTTCTTCGCACTGAATGTATCGGGTGAAAGCCTGAGCATATGCTTCGATCAAGCGTGGGTTTATGAACCGCTCACAGCCGCGTTCCTTGAGCCAGCGCCAGGTTTCCTTATAGAGCGCATCCGCACCCAGTGGTTTTCCGTCTTTTTGTCTGGCGCTGAGGTACTCGCTTGGCGCGGGCATGTCAGCACCGTTTAAATCCGGACCGCTATCGAGATCCTCGACATCAAGCAAGCTGCCGGGTTTTAGGTCCGTGGGTTCCAGGATCTTCGCATTCTTGCCGCGGGTGATTTTATCTGCAAGCGGCAACGGTTTATCACCGGCCCGAACGCGTCTGCCGCCCCTGTTTGTTCCGTCTTTTGCCACACGGCAGTACCTCCTTTGCACCAGACTGGGTTAATCACCCGTTTGAACCGTCATTTTTTCGCGCGTGACCCAACGGCCGGTCTCCGATTATGGGGTCACAGAGATCTGACCGGCCCCTACCGCCTACCCCAGCGACCACCTTCGCGTGCTGTAATCTCTGAGTGACACGGGGTGCATAAACCCATGAGATTGGATGGGTCATGCGTTCCACCCTGCGATAATGGCTTGATGTGATGAACCTCGCGAGCCGGTGTGATCTTACCGACCTTCTCGCACTGCTCACACAGTGGATGCTCAGCTAAGTGCTGGTCACGAATGCGCCGCCATGATCGGTCGTAGCGTTTCTTCTTGTCCGGGTCACGATCGTATCGTTCATACCGTTGTGATTCCTTCTTGGCATGTTCTTCACAAAAGCGTTCGGCCGTAAGGTTAGGACAACCAGGATACGAACAAGGCCGCTTAGGTTTCAGGGGCATCATGATCACCTCGATGGCAAACAAAAAGCCCTCGCGGTTTCCCAAGAGAGCTTCATGAATTCTAATTTGCTGAGCTTATCATATCAAATGGATTCATCTGACAAACAGTGACATTTACTGCCAGGATTTACCGGATTGTTGATCAATCATCTATTACTCGTATGATATTTTCTATTTGCATCATCCAACAAATCTAAAAAGAGTGGTCGTCGTTTTAATTCCCACTCAATCAGATTTATACACCCACTAGACATACCACCATGAGCATATCTCTTGATATAAATTACGCCGTTCTTATATTCTGCTTCTTTCAATAAGTCTGTCAAAAAGCTGTTAAGGATGTCTTCGAAAAATTCTCTCGACATTGGCAGAGTGTATTGGGAATACAGCTGCTCTAAATCATCCCAAAGAAATGGGTCTCCGCGCAGTCCCCATTGGGTTGGTCGTTTCTTGAAGATTATGCTAACAGATTCTGGCATATCGATCTCCTGCCCCTGAATTTGAGATGCTGCACTAATTTCCGTTCAGACCGTAAGCTCGTGTGCCCAGTTTAATTTTGTAAACTTGTTCTTTTCGGATAACCAGATCTTTATTCATTGATCGTGGCAGGGTCTGAAGAATGGTGAATTGGAATTCCTTATAGCGATCCGGAAATTCGTTCAATAGTTCAATCAATATCTTGTTGCCGCCATGCCTATTGTCAGTGTAAGTCTTCCATCGTCCCAGGATTCCTTCCTCGCCATAGGCGGAGCCAACATACTGGAATCCGGTAGTTGTGTCAACTATAAGGTAAACTCCGGCAACTGAACCCAACATTGTATGCCAGATTCGGTTTGCATCCTTGTTTTTGACAATTTTCTCAAGATCACTAAAACTGAGAAGCAGTTCATCAAAGCCTGGAAAATCCCGAGTATATCCCTCCGGGAATATTTCCACAATAACCTTATCCTTTTCTTCGCTCAGCCATTGATACCAACTGCGAGTTGATTTACCCCATTCAATAACCAATCGGTCAGCCAGGTCGGAAAGCAGATCAGTTTTTTCGAATTCGTAATGATATAAATTTTCGTTAAAATCCTCTTCACTGACATATGGATAACCAACTGGGATTCTACTCATATCAAGCATTTGCGATGATTTTTTTTTGTAAGTACCGATATAAGTTGCTTTCGTGCTTTCATCGCCAATAAATGACATGATGTACTCACAGTTACCAAACACGTCTTTACTTTGCACGCTCTGATAGAAGTCCAAGAAGCCCTTCCTGTATAGCATTGGGACGTCATATCGAGAATCTTGATGTCGAACTAATTTGACCTTGGTCCTACAATCAAATCCACGCATTTTGAGAAGTTCGGTAAGCTTCATATTTTCACCCGCCAATAATAAACTCTAAGTTGCTCTATAATTTTAACATACCTACGTCTCCGCTCCCACGAAGGCTTATCTACTTCAAATATGCTGAGTCTATCATATCAAATGAGTTCATATGACAAATACCAACATTTACTGCCAAGATCCATCTATCGGAATGCTCTCAACGGCTTCATCATGAATCCGATAGACATGACGCACATTGTAACCCATGTCCACAGCGATCTGCTCCCAGGTTTTGAAGCATAAGTAACGCAGTTCCAGAATTGTCTGATACTCGCTATTTGCCACGGCCTTGATGGCTCTGACGATATCGCGCTTCAGGTCCACAAGCGCATCAATATCGCGATTGATCTCGGCCTGCAGATCAACGATCTTCTCCACAGCATCGGCCATGGTAGAGATGCCGCGATTCGGATTACGCGGCATATCCGAAAGTGTCGAGGTGCATTTGGTTGCCAGATCATTGAGTGCTGTAACCTGAGCCAGCTTGCTGTTGATGCGTTGGTCAAGGCGATAGGCTTGAGACAAATACTCTTTCTTTGTCATATCACGCCACCTCCTCGCTCAATTTGCGGATCAGGAATTCTGGATCAGTTTCAGTCAAAAAGCTGAACCAGCCGGATCGGAAGAACCGCTCAAGCGCTGCCTTATCCTCACGATAATTCAATTTCTCAGGATGCCTGACACATCGGGATAGGGTTTTGCGGTAATCCTTAACGGCCTGCAGGATAATGGCATTGATCAAGTTCTCATATGGATTCATATCGTACCTCCGAAATATAAAGTTCACTCGGATTGGCACGGATTGTCGTAGATTGGCTTATGCTTGCAGATCGGCTTTGACTGCATCAATCAGCGCTGCTTGGGTGCTATCCTTTTTTGATAGTGCCTTCAGGATCCGCTCATCGATGGTGTCCTTTACAACGATGTGCTGCACCACAACCGTTTGTGCACGCTGGCCTTGTCGCCATAGCCGGGCGTTGGTCTGTTGATACAACTCCAGTGACCATGTCAGACTGAACCAGACGATACAGGATCCGCCTGCTTGCAGGTTCAGCCCATGCCCGGCCGAGGCCGGATGAATGAGTGCGACTGGTAGTTCGCCATTATTCCAGAGTCGGATGCTCTCGGCCGTATCTAGTCGGGCGAACGGAACATGAAGCTTCTGTAGTCGTTCTGTGATGCGAGCCAGGTCGTGCTTGAACCAATAGGCCACCAGCAGCGGTTTACCGCCAGCTGCTTCAATGATGTCTTCCAGCGCATCCAGTTTCTGATCATGGATCGAAGTGACATCGCCCGCATCAGTGTAGACAGCGCCATTAGCCATCTGGCAGAGCTTGCCGGAGAGGGCAGCGGCATTTGCTGCAGTGACACAGCCTTCTGGCAGATCAAGTGCAAGTTGTCGCTTGAGGTTATCGTAGCGCTGGCGTTCAGCTGCCGAAAGGCGGACCGCATATTCGCTGCTGACCAACTCTGGCATTTTCAAAAGGTCAGTCGACTTCATGGAAATGGTGATATCGGATATCTTGTTATAGATTCGTTGTTCTGCTCCTGGCTGTGGTTTGTAGCTGTAAACCACCGGACCGTTGCACTGATCTGGTATGAAGTAGTCCAGTCGATAGTAACTGATAAACCGCCCCAACCGCTCACCCAGATCCAGGAGTCGGAATTCAGCCCACAAATCTATGAGTCCGTTGCTGCTTGGCGTGCCAGTCAAACCGATCACACGCTTCACCTTGGGGCGGACCTTCATCAATGCCCGAAAGCGTTTCGCCTGATGGTTTTTGAAGGAAGACAGCTCATCAATCACAACCGTATCAAAGTCAAAGGGCACGCCACTCTCTTCGATCAGCCACTGGACGTTCTCACGGTTGATGATGTATATATCGGCCGGCCGGAGGAGGGCTGCACGGCGTTCAGTTTCATTGCCAATGGCCACGGAGCAGATGAGGCTCTGCAGGTGATCCCACTTATCTACTTCAGCCGGCCATGTGTCCCGTGCCACCCGTAGAGGTGCAATGACCAAAACACGATGGGCTTTGAAGCTATCGAACAGAAGGTCATTCAGCGCCGTCAATGTGATGCTCGTTTTACCTAGGCCCATGTCAAGCAGCACAGCGGCGACCGGGTGATTCTCGATGTAATTGATCGCATAGTTCTGGTAGTTATGTGGTTCGTATTTCATCAAGGATCACTCCAATCTGCTGTATTTCATCCAGCACATACACCTTGAAACCCAAACCACACAGAAGCTTATGCCTTGCTGCCTGAAGTGCACGTGGTTTCTGGCCAGGGGACTTAACCTCAACAAATGCCAGCTTTCCATAGGGTAGAAGAACAAGGCGGTCTGGCATACCATCAAATCCAGGGCTCATGAACTTTGGCGCGATACCTCCCATGTCTTTTGTGGCAGCAATCAGTTTCATTTCAATCTGCTTTTCTCTCATGACTTCTCCAAATCTGGGACAATGGACAAGTTAGGACAACTTTTTCCTATATATACTAACGTGCGTGTGCGGGTACAAGTGTTTGTTATCTGATTTACAAAACCCATTTTGTATATAATGGAAATAGTTGTCCTGTCCAATCATCTTGTCCCTCAATCGATTTTTCTGTAGAGTCGTTGACGACCATACAGCAGCTGCCTGACTCGCTCGAAGGTGCGTTCCCAACCGGGGATCTGTGTCATAAGCGCCGCTATCGCGTAACTATCGGTAGGCTTCAAATCCTGAAAACTTCTGCCGAAACACTCACACCAGATTTCGGCATTGCTGACAGTCGTTCGAAGAACACTGCCTTTGGTAACCAACGGGCTGCTTGTATCCGACAAATATTCTCGCCGTGCATACAGGTCCATCTCATTCCAGGCTTCTGGCAGCAGCGTATTCAGGTATTCTTCAACCATGCCGATGCGCTCATCAACCTCCATAGCAGCACGCTGAGCCTTTTCAGCAGCATCGAGATTGCCACCTTCCAGATACAGCGTTTCACCAGCCTCGTAAATTGCTTTAGCCTCCGCCCAGAACTGGTCACGAAAGTTCTGGTCAAAATGCCACTTCTGTTTCTGCTTTTGCTGATGCAGCTTGATAACCCAGAATCGGCGGTTGCCGGTAATGTCACGCAGGTAACCTCGCTCGCCATTGACGGTTGCGATGATAATACACTGCCTAGGATGACTCTCAACGGTTTTGCCATAGCTGGGGCGGTACTTGTCGTCAGAGGTGGAGAGGAACGCCTTGACCTTTTCAATGTCAGCCTTTTTCATACCGGCCAGCTCTCCGATCTCCACCACCCAGAAACCCTGCAGCTTTTCTGCGCCTGATTTGTCATCCATATCCGTAAGTGACAGGGACTCGGAATAGTATTCAGGTGTCACCAGATCTTTGATGATGGTGCTTTTCCCGATACCCTGTTCACCGTCGAGCACTGGTACACAATCGAACTTGGTGCCTGGGCGGTATATGCGGGCTACTGCAGCTGCGAAGGTTTTCCGGGTTACAGCTCGGACATAAGGTGTATCATCGGCCTGGAGATACTTGATGAAAAGATCAGCGACGCGTGGCTCGCCATCCCAGGTCGGCAACACATCAAGGTAGTCCCGGATCGGATGGAAGTGACGGTCATCAGCTACCTTAGTGAAGGCAACGTCATGGTTGCGGCTTGAGAATGGTAGATAGCGAGCATCAATGAGCGACTTCAATTGCGCAGTGTCAGCATCGCGCCAATACAGATTACCCTCAGGTCTGTCCCAAGGGAGTGGGCCTTTAATCTGAATGCGGTTGGCCAGCTCATTGAAAGCAAAGCTGGCAAAATCAGGATCGTTGTTTAGGATAAGGTTCAGATTCCAGACACTGTTTTCAAGCAAGCCACTGCGAGGCATATATTGGAGCTGAGTCTGCCAATCGGAAGTGTTATCAAAATCAGCATCTGCACTCCGTTTTCTATCTTCGGCAATCTGCAGCTTGATCTTATCAAGCCCCATGACGAACTCACACATCTGCAGATACGATTTTTTCTCGTCGTCATCCGAAAACTTATGGATACGAACAATATCAAAAGCATTGCACAGTCTCAGATATGCAGGATCTTTGGCGTGATGGCTATAAACGAATCTACCATCTTCTTTGATCTCAACGCCGGCCATGCTGCTTGATTCAATAAGATGGTATCTGTCTCCGCTGGTTGTATGTTCATATACATCTGATAAAAACTCGTCCAAAGCGAGGCTGATGGGGTAGTACACTCTGTTGAAAAGACCAACCACACCCTCTTTTTCAAGCGGATCCTGAACCTTCTGGAAATGAACTGTGTTTGCCTTGCTCTCCCTTGATGAGGTAGGAAGCCTTGTCGGATCCTTCCATTCGGGATGGGCACTCAAAATATCATCCGGGTTAAGCCAGCCATTATCCGCTTCCTTAAAAATAAACACGCCGTTTGCAGGTGTACTTGGCCAGTACATCAGCTGATTTGGCTGATAAGAGCACTCGTCAAAATAGTCGATGCCGAGCATTTCGGCAAGATATCTTGACACTGCGACAAACTCCTCTGGCGTCACGTCTCTTGTCAGCGGGAAAACAACGCGAACCCTCGGATTGTCTTGCGTATGGCTATGGGTTGAATAAAGTACCGACGTAAACGGCGCTGTCGCTTCATAGCTATCCAGAAAACTGGTGTTAATTCGATCTCCATCAAGCGCAACCATTGACCGCGAACTCACTGTGTCGATTTTTCTTCTGCCACCCTGCAGCACACCGGCCACAAAACCGCCATGGTCTTTTGCTGAATCTTTCTGTGCTTTTGAGAAATGAGCATATTCCTCAGCCGACTCAGGTGTTCTGATCGTGACCTTTAAGCGTTCCTTGAGATCATGGAAGGTCGTCATTTTATTTGTCCATGTTTTAGCATGTCGGTTACTACCATAGGCTATTGAAAGATCACGCATGTCTGACCACCTCCTCTTTCGAGTTTGCTATTTCTGTTTCCAACACTAAAATCCTGGCTTGTGCTTCCGCCAGGGCTGCTTCCAGTTCCAGCACACGTTTTTTCAGGTTTTCGATGATGCTGTCCCGATGGAATATTTCGTTGTGCTGCCGGTACTTAATCGAATCGAGCTCACGCTCGGCACAGATCGCACGATCCAGGGCAGACATCGGCTTTGCATGTTGCTCCGGAGAGACGCTAACAACAGGGGATGCAGCATTAGGCCGCATCGGCTCGACTGGCACATCTACGTCCTTTGGCTTCGCGCTTTTCCTGGCAACGCACAGTTCGTCATATGTGGCACGGATGGTCCGCTCACCACGATCCAGTGCGTCGACAATCTCTGGCGTAGCATGCTCAGCAATATAGTTGGCGCGATCATACTGCCTGCCGCTCATGCCGATCTTCTCGCCGACAATATCGCGTACCAGCACTTTTCGTTCATAGCTTGGTGGACCGTGGTCCTCCAAGCTATCTTTCACCGACCTGCCTTTGCCTGCCTTAACACCTCCTTTTGTCTGCCCTTCCTGTTTGCGTTCCTGTGCTTTTTGTTTCTCGATTTCAGCGATCAGGTGAGCATAATCCATCTTTTCCGAGTAGGTGAATGTTTCTCGCTGCATATTTTCGCTGTACTCGATATTAAGAACGGCTTCCGCATCCTTCGGTTGTGTTACAGACGATTCAATTTGGCTCCAGCCGAGCAATTGTGCTGCGCGCAGTCGGCGCAGCCCGGCAAGTAGCTGATATCTGGAACCATCATCCACTTCCATTACGGTGATCGGGTTGATCAAGCCGTTTTTTTTGATGTCGGCAGCCAGTTCATCAACCTTAGTCGTTTGCTTGCGGATGCGTTCAGCAACCTTGATTTTTTCGATTGCGATTAACATTGTCAGTCCTCCATCACCAAACGCTTCTTGCTGTTGGCAGACAATCCCTTGTTGTAATGCCTGACAAGCACACGGCAGAACGCTCGGCGCATGGCTGGATCGGACGATGTCCGATTGGAATGGCTGCTTTCAGAAAGGTAGTCCTGCCAGATCTCCGCAATGTTCTTAAATCGCATGCGTTCGGTAAAGTATGCTGCACCAAAGCGATGGACAAAATCCGCGGTACCGACCAAAAACTCGCGACGCGTAACATTGTTTATGCCTTCCCACGTGTCGCGCAGCAGTTTGAGTGTCATGTCCAGCGTTTCATAGCCATACACCGTACAAATCGTCATCAAGGCGTAGATGGCTGAAATATTGTTGTAGCTCTTATTGGACATACCCACCACAAAGCCGTTGGCGCGGGTAATCCTGTCAATTTGGACACAAAGCTCATCGCCTGATTCCAAGCCTGCCTTGAACAGGTTATACCGGGTCAACGGACGCATGTTTTCATTTTGAGTGCGGAAATACTCAGCCTCGTCCGGGTAGGTAAGTCCTTTCAGGACGATGCACATGACATGTGTATACCCGAGCTTTCTGAGAGCAGCTGTTCGGTGTGCACCATCAAGCAGGTGATACTGGCCGCAGCGCTCACTGACAATAGGCAGGCCCAGCTTCGCTTCATCGAAGGAGGATGCAATTTTCTCGACCTGAGCAGTATTGGTTGGTCGTTGATACCCACCTACGAGAAGCTCTCCAACAGGCAGCAGCTTAATGGTTTGACTGGTCATTTTGTTGTTCATGGGTGATCCTCCATTCATTATTCGGATATTTCCGTACATGCTTCAGTGAACCAGCGCACAGGCTTGTTCAGCCGTTTTGCTTTAATCAGCTCGCGTTCCATACCGGCGGTAATCCGGCTGCCAAAAACCCATAGTTCGTCGCATCTGTCTAGCCAACACAGTCCCAGATGCAATCCCAGTTCACGATCGCACGGATCATGTTCGTCTAGCGCTTGTGGGTATAGCAGATGGGGAGCAAATGGGACAAAACCGTTTGAAATGGCAAAGCGCATATATCGGATGGCTTTACGCGTGTTGTTGCCGATGTCGCCCGCAAATGGCGAGCAGATAAACACACTTCTTCGGTTTGCCTTTGGTACAAGATACTGAGGCCAATAATAATCAGCGTGGTGTTTCACGAAGATCTCCTTTCGGTTTTGGTTCATGTTTATAATGGTTTGCTGTTTGAGCACCAACCATCAAAACGGTGGAAAGGACTGATCTGAATATTAGCGACGCTAATGCCAGATCTGGTGGCAGTGGTGTATTGAAGGTCGACTACCATTCACAGGACAGAAACGGCATACTTGAGTACCGACATCAGTCTTTTCGATAAAATTCCGTTTCATATCCATCCGCTTGCAGCAAAAGTCCATCCGCCCAGGGAGGAGTCTGGCCCATTTGCTGACAAACAGATTCGGTTGTTAGCTGTTTGTCGGCTTCGACAACAATCTCGTCATGAACATGCATCACAATTGGAAGGTTCCGGAGGGATTGCATAGCATGGCAGAGAATATCGCGACTTATAGCCTGGACGATGTTTTCGACATATTTAGGGCCATAGCTCTCGAGCCGTTCCCATTTCTTGGTCACGCCAATGCCTTCATAGGTCACGCAATCTGATCCGAACTGATTCAAGCCGATCTTTGGCTTTATATAAGTTAGCCGCCGGCCTGATGGCAGTGTGATGAACAGCATTCCGCTTTGGTACGAGAATTGGATGCCATGCGTTACCTCAGTTGTGCGGTTTTTCACTGCTGACATTGCAGCACGGTCGACGTCCCACCAAAGCCGCACAATCTTTGGATTGGATGACCGCCAAGCTGTAACCAATGGCTGCAGTTCCTCTTCGGATAGCCCCATGTCCAGAGCACCCATAGCTTTGAGCGCACCGACCGAACCGCCGTAACCAAGAGCCAGTTCAGCGATCTTACCTTTTTGCCGTAAATGACCGTTCACACCGTGCTTCTCAACTGGCACCCGGAACATCTGTGAAGCCGAAGCGCAGTAAATATCACCGCCGGCTGCGAAGACCGCCTGCCGCCACGATTCTCCAGCCAGCCAAGCAATAGCCCTTGCTTCGATTGCTGAAAAATCAGCAACGATGAAACGACAACCGGGTTTAGGTATAAAAGCGGTGCGGATCAGTTCGGACAGGACTTCGGGAACAGAGTCATACAACAGTTCCAGTGCCTCGTAATTTCCGGACTGTAGCAGATCTCTCGCTTGCGCCAAATCAGGCATGTGATTTTGCGGCAGGTTATGCAGTTGAATGAGTCGCCCTGAAAACCGGCCGGTGCGATTTGCCCCATAGAACTGGAACATCCCGCGGGCGCGACCGTCAGAGCAGATGACATTTTCCATGGCCTGGTATTTTTTAACCGACGACTTGGCTAGTTGCAGGCGAAGTGATAGTACCTGGCAGAGTTGATCAGGCGCTGTCTTTAAAAGATCAGACACCGCTTTCTTGCCAAGGGTATCAGTCTCCAGACCATTTTCAGAAAGCCACTGCTTCATCTGAGCAACAGAATTGGGATTATCCAACTCTGTCAATTCTTGCATCAGCCTAATCAGTTCAACACGTGATTGTCGATCTGCTTCGATCGCCTGCGTCACGAGCCCTATATCCAAGGCAACACCACGATCGTTGATTTCCTGATCAAGGTGATATTCGATCCATAAGCTGTCAGGGACCGGGAATTTGGCCATCTTGTCTTGAATAGATAACTCAACCTCTACGTCTCGCTGGTTGTATGTCTTGAACGCAGTCCATTTTTCAGGAGCGTGGCTTGGTAGATTACGTGTTCGGCCATCATTTACATTGCTGGGATTGCACGGCCGGCAGAAATAACGGATCAGGTCCTTGCCTTCGGTTAACTTTTGCTTTTGTAGACCGAGCACAGCGCCAGCACCTTCAAGTGACAGCGGCAAACCCAAATAGGCCGACCAGATCATCGCACAACGCCATGATTGCGGATCCAGATAATGTCCTGTCGGCAACCCCAGCCAACGAGACAGGCAGATTCGTTCGAACTGTGCATTGAACGCCCATTTAACGATGCCCGGATCGGAAAGCGCATGGACTATCTCATCAGGCACTTGTTCGCCGCTGGCCAGGTCAATGACTTGGACCGCACCGCCGTTTACGCTGTAGCCGAACAGAAGGATTTCAAAATCTGGAGCTTCAACATATTTGTAGACACCACTTTGAGCCAGATCGGCAGAAGAGTAGGTCTCCAGATCGCATGAGATCGTTTTGATGTCTGACATGATCATGGCACCCTTCTCGATTTGCGACTGATGACAGAATTCCTTGCCAGCGGCATCCAGTGAGTCGCAACATCAGGATGTGCGACCAGGATCCGGGCTTTGGAGACACAGGCGAATTTTCCGTTCGTGATTAATATTTGAGCAAGACCAGACTTGGGCAGTCTTGCCTTGACCGGGATCCAACCTAAAGATTCGAGATTTATCATGTTCTTATGTCCTCCGTATCAGAAAATGGCGTTGGAATTCCAGCCGCCATTTTCAGTTTTGAATTGATGCCAATACTCAAGAAAGGAAATCCTCATCGAGGTCAGTGGAAAAATCATCTTCCGCTTTGGCTTTCCCACCGAGCGGTTCACCATCGCGGACCTTCTGAAGATTATTCAGGCCGCAGGCGATGCCTTTGTTGCCGTTACTGTTGAAGGCATAGAAGTTAATGCTGGCTCTGCCATAAACACCGCTATATACCTCAGATCTGCTGATAATGGCATTACGGTCAGCGTCCACTATGCCGGGTGCGGTGGTGGCATTGGCATTGATGAAATAGGAATTTGCATAGGCAGGATCGTCCGGACGTTCGATATCGCCATCGCGCAAAGGGGTCTTGATCGCTGAAAACGGTGGCACGGACTTGCCATTTCCTTTCAGTTTCGCTTCACCCTCACGGTAAGCTGCTTCTATGGCGGCTTTGACCCTGGCGACCGTTTTTGTGTCGGTCTTGGGAATAATCAGCGAAACCGAATATTTCGGCGTACCGCCATTGATCGATTTTGCTTCCCAGACATTGGCATAGGACCAACGGGTGTCGGGACCGGTGATAACTTTTAAGGGATTGTTGACTTTGTTGGTGTTGATAGACATAGATTTTTCCTCCTAAAATTCGTTGAAATCTTGTTGTGCTGTATTGATTGGCGGACGTTTGTCACTCTCCGGTACAAGAGTCGGTTTGCCTTGCGGTTTTTCGATGAGGTCTCCCAGAATTTCCTCGAATCGATGTTTTCCAAGCAAAGATGTCATAGCGGTTATGCCGAGAACTTTTTGTTCATAGGGATCGAAGCCTGCAGAACTGACAGCGTTTGCCGCAGCGGTTTCATCGATGTATTTTCGATTGGACCGGCCTTCGACCAATTTCCAGCCGTGCCACAGTTTGCCGCTGATCGCTGACTGCAAGGCATAATCCTTGATATCAGATGCCCATGCGATGAGTTCATCTACCTTGCTGAGGATGACTTCAATTTCATCGTCTGCCAGAAGGGGAGGCAGCTGGAAATCATATCGGGCCAGGTCAAGGTTATAGTCAGCTCTGGCACGGCACTCGTGTTTGGCCTTGCAGAAGTGGCACCATTCTCCACATTGAAATTCTCCAAGCCCGGCAAAGGCTAGTTCTGCTGTCGGCTTCAGGATTTCTTCTGCCCATTGATAGAGGGATTCCTTGAAGACGGTGTGTGTTGAGATGTTGTCACGCCGTGGCTGATAGATGGTCATGGAAACCGTGCTGATATCGTAGATGCCGTCGAAGATCTCAAGAGCACCAAGCGCATAGAGTTTCATTTGCGGATTATCCACAGCATCGACCAGCAGCCCTTGGCCGAATTTGAAATCTATGATGTGAAGCGTGCCATCGGCGATGATTACACAGTCGCCAGTGCCGAAGCCACTCTCGACATACTTGGAAAAATCGAGCCGTTGTTCGATTAGGACCTGCGGATCAGAGCAATGCTGCTTGGCCGCTTCCACCAGTTCCAGCACATAGATGGCATAACCGCTCGCACAGTCGTCCATTTCTGCGTTGTAGTAAGCGAGATGCTCTGTTGGGTCTTTTGCAGACATGCCAAGCGCGGTCTTCAACTTGTATTCGCAGAGTGTATGAGCATCCGTGCCCTCGGCTGCATAGTCGCTGCCTTTGTCGTCATAGCTCTCACAGATCCGGGCAGAAGGCGGACAATTGAGCCATCTGTGTGAAGAAGATGCAGATAGAAGCGCGTGTTTACCCATTCCCGAGCACCTCAGCCTCCGTTAGCAGCGCAGCATATTCCTCTGGCTTGATTTCCGATAATTTGGCAGCTCCATGCTTTTCGAGCAGTGCCCTGACATTGGCCGTATACCCGGCACGAGATTTTTCTGCCAGAACCGAACGTACCATCTCAAGCGAGATCGGCTTATTCTGTGGAACCGATGAGTCTGGTGTGGGATCAACATTTGACTGTGTATCATCACTCCCGTTAAAAAGTCCGGCGAGTGATTCTGATAAACCAATCAAGGCATCTCCGCACCGTTTCAGTTCGCTTACCACCATAGAAAGCTCATTTATCTTGCTCATCTGATTGACCTCCTTCCTTGTTTTGCTTGCCTTGACGTGAGAGCATCGCCAGTTTCCGTGCCAAGCGTCTGGATACGACGCTGATCGCCATCAACACGTCAGCCAGTTCTTCATCGATCTCTGGATCAAGGACTTCCGGGCAAACGCGTTCTTCCTGAACCTGCATATCTTTTCCTCCATTCCGAGGGCCATATCCCCCCTCACCATCCACAGGACAGTTGAAGAAGGTTTGAGTACCGGTTGATTTGATTGATTTTTTGTGTATTACCCTCTGGAATCCACAGGACACCAGAGGGCAATCTGAGTACCGCAATCAGATGAAATTTTTCAATTTTTCGCGGAGTTGAGCAAAAATCTTGGTTTTTCGTTTGTTGATCGCTTTTTGGGATAGCCCGATATCAGCAGCGATCTCGCGTTCTGATTTACCCATGCCGAAAAGTTCTGCGATCCGGCGGTTATCCGGGTCCAGTTCGTCAAGCGCGGTGCATAATTCCTTGTAGAGCTCTTTTTCAGCGATAAGTTCATCGATGTCGACACAGTCGGCAGGCTCGAAGCCTTGCTCAGCAAATCGATCGAGTGAGAGGGTGCTGCCTTCGCGCGACTTTTCACAAAGACGACAGTCCTTGGTGCAGCGGTTGCCATTCTCATCGCGGCAGCGCTTGGCACGTTCCTGGCGTTTGTGCTCAGCCCAGGCCGGGCGTTTGTAGGCACGATAGACTTCTTCGGTAACCGGGATTAGCTGACCTTCGATCTCGATATATCGTTGTTGATTGTCCATGATTGGCTCCTTTTTCAGTGCGGAGCGGTGAAAAAGGGCAAAAAAAATAGGCCGGACGAAATAAACCAGTTTCCTGGTATTTCATCCGGCCTATGGGTCGCTCTTATTTCAGACGCCTCCGCTCGGTATGGTTGGTCACTCTATTCGGTTTTGTTGGCTATTGCGGTCAGAAGTTGTTGATCTTGTGGCAGCGGTGACACTTGATCCTCAAGATCGCCGAACGCTCCATGACCGTTTCAAAAAGCTTCTGGCCGCAAAATCGGCAGAAGACATCTTTCCACATAGGCAATCACCCCCTTTCCATTGTGATGTTATGATTTACGCTTTTATGCGTATTTGTGAACACTGTGTTATAACAAAAGCCTGATCATGTGTCTTATGGGTGGATGTCGATTATACTGGTGATGAAGATGTTTATAGAATCAGTAGGGTATCCGAATAGGGTCTGACGGATCATCCGACAGATAGCCAAGTTTGCGAAGACGAACAGAAGCTGCTTGCACAGATACTTCAAAAGTTCTGGCTATTTCAAAGGCAAGTACACCCGAGCTGATATTGATGCATGACCCATCTTGGCGCTTCAAGAGTTGCCTGACAGGAGTAGTGCCATTCAGGATCTTTTTCACCTGATTCTTGACAGCTTCAATAGGCATCAGGATCGCAGATGCAAGATTGTCCGCCTGCCACTCCCGCCACTCATCCGGAGTTTGCGGCATCTTGCCTGCCACTGAAGAATCACCTTTTCGGCATTTGATGTATCCGTTTGATGTCTCAACAAGACTCAAATCGAACAGACTGGGCTGATAAGTATCATGGTCTTCAGGACGGTGAATCACCCAATGTCCGCATTCATGAGCAATGGTGAAGCGGCCCCGACCGTATTGGTCTTCACGGCTGAGTGCGTTATCAATAAGCGCAGTACCCTTTTTCACTGGAATTGAGCGGATATCATTGGCCTCGCTGTCATAGGTATCAACATTGCAGTCCTTGAAAGCAATCAGACCAAGGATAGATCCGTTGTGACTCAGATCAACAAAGTCAAGCTGAAGCCCGAGAAATTGTTCGGCGAACAGGTCGATATCGACCGGACCAGGGGTGCAAATGAGATCGCGATTAAAGCGCGACAGTAGATCGGTTGCGATATCCTCAATATCATTTTTGCTGAGCTGGGGAACTCCATCGATATATCGCCTTTGAGCCAGAATGCTCATGAGTGCTCACGCTCCTAACTGAACTAATACAATTATGCTTACAGGTGAACGGCGGATGAATCAGCTTTCGCAGACGGGCGATTATTTGGGGGAGGCGGTTCTGCTTAGTGCTTGCCGATGATCAGCTTTCGCAGGCGGTTGAGAGTGTTCTCATTGTAGTCCAATCTGGTCTATAAGACAATCCAAGATAATGAATATTCTAACAAAGAACGTTTGTTCTCTTTTGTTTGGCGTTCAGCTCTGAAATCTCAACATAAAACGAGCGAGTCGGGCTAAGACAAAAAGTTGTGTTCGCTGCTTCAAATATTGCGATATTCAAAACAGCCGTTGGACAACAGATAATTTCCTGCCTGCGACTCATTTCCCCTCTTTTTTCTGTTTCATTTCCTCGACAAATCTCTGCCAGTCTTCAACGGTGGCTCCGCTGTCCTTTGCCGTACGCAAAGCTGTTCTAACTGCATTGGATACATCCGAGTTCATAATATACTCCGGCAGATCAGGAGACACCTCTTTTCGACCCTGACCCGCCAGATCGTAGAACTGAACCAGCTCAGAGCCGGTGATCCCCAGAATTTCGGCCATTTTATCCAAGAGGTCTTTGCCTGGTGGATCGCGGCGGTCATTTTCAATGTCGCTGATATAACCGGGTGTAACGCCGATGTCCGCTGCAAAAGCACGTAGCGTTTTTTTGCCGGATCGTTTGGCTTGGAGAAATGAGCCGAACGTGTTATATTGATTGTCCACGAGAATCCTCCTTTCAATGTTTATGTGTACGCTGATGTGTGAACATAGAATATCAAGACCAGCATTTTTTGTCAATTAGTTTTCTTTATCAGTTGTTTTCCTCGAAGTTTTCGACCTGTTCCATTACTTTGCTGAACACTTCCGGGCTGTACTGCGGCGGGTATCCATTCTTGATTAGGCAAATCTTGATTTCGAGTTTGAGTTGATCACGAACATTCTGATTGTTGAGCCAATCAGCAAAGGATGATTTGGTATCGATAATTGCCTTCACCTTTTTTGCCAGCTCTTTACACTTGTCGTTGATGACAACACCATCAACAGTCTTATCTATACCATACTCAAAATTGTACTGATCACGTAGAGAAACTATGATATCGTAGAATGCCTTCTCTTCAAAGGTTAGTCCGATTTTTCGGAAACTCTCCTTGTTGGCATTCATTTCTCGTAAAATAACAAGCGCTTGCTCTGTGGCGTTCTTAATAATATCCTCAGATGCTTCTTCCTGAGTCGCACCGGCTTCTTCTGAAGAAAGGCTCTTGCGCCTCTCGTGGTATTCCTCAATCGTTTTCTCAAGCATTTCTTGGAATTTCTTAGCAGCAATCTGATTGATTTTGCCATATTCCTTAATCTGTTTACGAAGCATCTTCACGAGCATTTCAAGCTTTGTGGCCGGCATTTTAACATCGGACAACTTTTCAAAATACTCAGGGCTAAAAATATCTTCCTGCTCACCACTTTCGAGTACACTTTCGACCTCGTTGTATTTCAAGGCTTCTTCAACCATCTTGGCAACAGCTTTGTTCATGGTATCGGCATCGACATCGCTTGTTCCACTCATCTTGCGGACAAAACCGGCGATTGCCATGAAGCACTGTGCAAGAGCAGATTCTTCTTCGCCAAGCTCACCGGAGGGTTGACAAATATCGAAAGAGGTTCTCATCCTCTTAACTGTATTTAGGGGCTACTGCCCAACATTGACTAAACGAACCGACAAATAGAACCTTGACAATTGAATCGAAGAAAACAATAGGTCAAAAAGAGATCTTAGCCTCTTTTTCAGGTTCATCACCAGGAAAATCAGATGAACAGATGTCTCACTGGTGTCCTGTCGCAGGGCCATAACACGGTCAAGACCATAGCAAAGCTTGGCTTCTCCAAATTTTGCCTCTACCGCATTTCGCTCGCCTGCTTCAGTTCGTTCAAGTTGTTTTTGTAGCTCGTACAGTTTCTTATCCTTCGGTGGTCTTCCTAGTTTTGGACCGTTGAGGTGAATGCCATGTGCTTTGCAGTAATCAAGATTCTTACGGTTTCGATAGATCTTATCTGCCAGAACCCGCTCCGGATAGTGTCCATGACGCTGTTTATATCGTTCGCAGCTTTCTTGCAGCGTCTGTGATTCGTTAAACGCATCAAATGAAAACTTCTCTACACGACTGTAGCCGTTATCGACACTGATTGCGATCTTGGCACCAAACTCTGTATCAGCAGTCTGCTTACCTCGAACAATCGGCCTCACCCATGGCTGATGGACACTGACAATACGATTTTCTGTCTTGTGCTGGCGTTTAGCATACATCTCCTGCTGCTGTGCATAGATCATGCTTAAAACCTGTAGCTTCTCGATTTGAGCAGGTGATAACGGTGTTGTCTGAGAGAGGGTTTCAATACTGCCTAGATTTCTCAGCAAATAGGATAGCTGTTTTCTAATCGTCTTTCTAATCAGTTTGTATCCAGGTCGTTTGTTCCTGGAAAGTCTCAGATAGTTTTGTCTGGCCTGCTGCCTGTATGTTCTTGGTTTTCTCTTACCAGGTGCAGGCTGCCACAACTGGTCGATCAGCTGCTCACTGACTTCACGTGCTTTATTCAAAATCCCAATGTCTGTTGGATAGTGGATATTGGCCGGTGCGCAGGTTGCATCCAGCAACAATGTGCCTTTGTTATCTGGCTTTTGTTCAGATGAAGAAGCATGGTTATCATCACCCGATACCGGCGGATCACTGGGTGGGTTTTCCTCAGATGCTTTAATGATTGCCTCGTTGATCTCGGCCATCGCTTCCGGTGTGAACCGTTTACGGAAGGCCACCATTTTACTGCTGTCAAACGGTGCGACATCTGTAAATTCGCTCAGCCCGATAAAGTACTGACAATGCGGATTTTCACGGATCATTTCCACCGTTGCCTCATCTGACAAATTTAAATCTTGCTTGATGACCAACGCACCAAAGGCCATGCGGCTTTCGATTGATGGATTGCCTGTCTGCTTTCTGGTAAACGCTTTTGAGTATTTTGCTTCGACCAGATCCCACGGTATGATCTTTGATAGTTTGACCCAGCGATTATCTTGAAAGATGCGGGCTCCGTGAAAGCCGCTTGGCCAATCATGGAACATCAGCTGTTTTCTTCGTTTCTTTTGCATGTTGTTATACTCCAGGTGCAAGGGTTTTCACCGTATTTTGCGTTTTCTCTTGCACTCAATTATACTATAAACCACTGTATACGTCCTGTTTGCAAGGACTTTCAGCTGCGTCAGCAGCCCCTATTTAGGAAATAGGTCTTAAAGGATATTTTTTTAGAACCTTTATTGCCTTCAGCTTGTAATTCCTTCGTTGAAGCAAAGACAAACTCAGCAGCTTTTGCAAGAAGAGTGTAACGCTTTACAGGGTTGCAATTTGGGTCCAAGAACGGATACAAGTCATACTCCGTAAACAATGTCTTCAGAATGATCAATTCCTCTCTAAACACGCCGGTTGCCTGCTCAACATCATCCGCAGTAGGCGCGATGGATGTGTCGCCTCCGTACACCTTCATAGCCTCGCGCATGTTTTCCCGTATACCGATATAATCCACAATCATGCCGTACTCCTTGCCGGGATTATTCCGGTTGACACGGCTGATTGTCTGAATCAGCATATGCTTCTTTAGGGGCTTATCGTTGTACATATAAGTGAGGGACGGAACATCAAAGCCGGTGATCCACATGTCTACAACAATAACGACATGGAAATTAGATTTCTCCTGCTTGAAGGCTGCATCCAGGTCTCCGGAACGCTTATCGTTTGTGGCACCGCCGAGATAATTATACATTTCAGGTTCGTCGTTCTTGCCGACACTCGTAACCATCGCCATAAAGGGCATCGGCTTTAGTTCCTCCATCTCCTCAACAGTAGCAGACACTCCATCCACCACTTTCTTTTCTTCAAACCATTCCGGATAATTTGCCATAAACTTCTTGAGTAAAGCATAAGCAATCGGTCTGCTGGAGCAGACGATCATAGCCTTTTGAACTCTGTCCGGGTCCTCATTGCAAGCAGCAATATAGTGGTTATGGATATCAACGGCAAGGCGCTCAAGGCGGGAGGGTTCTCCGAGAATGATCTCCATTGAACTCATAGCCTTCTTGCTTGCCTCGATATCCTCTTCGGTCGCCCCTTCATCGGCACAGATCTTGTAATAGGTCTCTATCTGCTTTATCTTTTCCTTATCGAGCAAGACCTTCGCAATGCGGGGATGATACTTGATAGAAACAGTAAGTCCATCTGCAACGGCTTGATCCATAGTGTAACGGTCAATTTCCTCACCGAAGGTCTGATAGGTTTCCGCAATCGGAGTGCCGGTGAAGCCCACGAAGGTTGCCTGAGGGAACGCTTCTTTTAGCACCTTGGCATATGGCTTGGACACCATAGCTTTCATATTCTCGTCAGCATCCTTGCTAAATTGTATCTTTTTTGAGTGCTCCAGCTGGGAACGATGCGCTTCATCAGAGAAGCAGACAATGTTCTGCCGGTTGTTGATGAGACCGATTTTATCATCCTCTCTGTCGCAGAATTTCTGAATCGTGCAAATATAGAAGCCACCACTCTGGCGTGCACCTAACTCTTGTCTCAGATGTGCGCGGTTTTGAACAACGGATACTTCACCGAGATTTAGGTATTCTTTGCTCTTTGTAAAGAGTTTTGCGCCTTGCTTCTGAAGATCCTCACGATCAACAAGCATAACGATTGTCGGAGAACCGATTTCCGGGATATCTGTGCAGCGAAGAGCAAGCTGCCGTGCGAGGAAGGCCATTGTATAGGTCTTTCCGCAGCCGGTTGCACCGAAGTAGGTGCCACCTTTTCCGCTTTTCTCCACAACGGATTTTGCGATGCTCTGCTTAAGTAATCTTGCCGCAAAGAACTGCGGGTAACGGCAGACGATTTCAACCTCACTGCGGTCATAGATGCTGTCCTGAAAATAGATATAGTCACGGAAGATTTCAAGAAATCTATCTGGACTGTAAACGCCCTTTATCATGGTCTCCGTTTCCGCATAAGGTGTTGTGGAAACTTTGTCACCGTCATTTATTCGACGCCAAGCATAAAAATGCTCGTATGGAGTGCGAACAGTACCAAGTCTTGTTTTCACGCCATCAGATATACAACCCAGAGGGCAGTAATGCAGCAGATGTGGGATATCTCTCCAGTAACGGACAATGACTTGCTCCCAAGCATCATGAATGGTGGCATTAGCATCCGCAGGATTTTTCAACTCAATCACACATAACGGCATTCCGTTGACATATAAGAGAATATCCGGTCTGCGGTTTTCTTTTTTACCGTTGTTGGTGTACTCAACCACAAGCTGATTGACGACTCGGAAGATATTATGGTTTGGGTATTCAAAGTCAATGAGCGCCACCATTCTGGCTAATCCGCTATGCGGAGTATATTGAACACCGTCAACCATCCAACCATAGACCTTGTGCAGTGTTGCGAAATCGCTTTCAGTACCCACAAGACGAACATTGTCAACGAGCTGATTGATTTCATCTTCCTTCAGATCCGGGTTTGCCTTGCTTAAAAACGCTGAAAGATCATCGGTATACAGAACATCTCTCTTGGATGGACGAGGAATACTATTACCGGCAAGATACTGCCAGCCCTCTGCCTCCAATAAACCGATGAAAGCATACTCATATTCCGACTCGCAGAAGTGACCATAGTATTCTTTCAGCTTAGACATATCCTATGCCCCCTTTTGTGCTTCTTCGATAGAACCTTTTATCACTATCGGGCAAATATCCTTAATCAGATCTTTTAGTTTTTCATTGATTTCTTTACGTAAGATGTAAGCGTTGTAAATCTCTACAATTGCTTCCTGTACTTTAATATCTGGAATTGGGATTTGGACATCACACATATCGGCCCAATCAAACGTCTCGCGAGCGCTACCCCACGAATGGAATCGAGCATAACGGTCAAATTCTGAACGGCCAAAAAACAGCATCAAGTATTCTGGGAGAAGGGTTTTCTTATCCGTAACAAACACTGTCGAAATCGATGATACAAGAAATGTCTCATCGGTTTTGTTGAAGCTGAGCGACATTTTATCGCCTCTTCGTGAGGTATCGGAAACATAGGCAATTGCACCGGGTGACACAATCTTGTAAGTAGTGAGGCTCACACCATCCATATTCGCTTTTGTTGGTATCATCTCTCTTGATACAGACAAACCACGAACCGCATCAACCTGAAGCCCAATTGTATTTCGCTCATCACTTTGCGATATGTATTTACCAATTGGTTGAGCAGGTAGTTCTCGGCGAAGGCGATCAATATAAGCGTCACAGGTTAGTTTCAAATCCTCCAGCCCGAACTCATAACACTGTTGATTAGCAAGCATGCATTTGTAGACATCCACGTATCTCTGTTGGATCGGCAGTGGAGGGATATCAATTTCCATCTCACACAAAGCTTCCCATGAAAATACTTCTGTTGAACTACCCCAAGAACGGTAACAAGCTTCTCGATCCCACTCACTACGATTAAAGTGAAGAAAAAGGTAATCTGCAAGGATTTCCGTCTTCTTTGTCGGCTTTATCCTAAATGCGATGTTGTTCCAGCTGATAACGAACGCCTTTCCGGTGTTGTTATAGCCAAATCCTATTCTCTTACCATGAGTTCTTGGGTTGAAAATAAAGTCACCGGGTTGAACAACAATAAAGCGAGACAAATCTGTATCAGCAACATCAGCTTTCGTAGGAATTATCTCTTTTGTGATTGTCATTCCCATGACATTATCTGGGCCGAACTTTAACTCAGTATTCATATCTAGAACAAGTTCGATATAGTCACCGATACAGTGCTTAGTTAATGCCATACCCAATACCCCTGAATGCTTCTTCCAGCATCTTCTGAGACTGCTTTTCAGCTTCCAGAACTTTCTTTATTTCCTTCTGGATGCGTGCCATCTCAGCCGGATAGTCAATGTCCAAGTCATGGTCGATAAACTCGATATACTTGCTAGGAGTGAGTGCCCAGCCTTTTTTCTTTATTTCGTCTTTGCACGCACTGCGATACAGCTCCGGAACCTCATACTTTGTGCCGTCCGTACCTTCGCTCTGCCAAGTATGATAGATATCAGCGGCCTTATCGATTTGCTCAGTTATCAAGCGAATCTTCTTTTTGTTCTCATTTTTTACGGGGTTTTCCGTCCATGAGCGCAAGTCAATAAAGAGAATTTCACCCTCACGATTACGAAGATTTCTGCCGTGATAATTGCCACCCTTCTTATTCTGGTTCAGAATCCAAAGGGTAACACTGATATCTGTGGTAATGAATAGTTCTCTGGGAAGGACAATAATAGCTTCAACCTTATCATTCTCAATCAGCTTCTGACGAATGGTCAGGGCATCGCTGTCGCTCAACGCACCGTTTGCCAGTAGAAATCCGGCCACTCCATCACGGGGCTTTAGGTGGGAAAGTATATGTAGAATCCACGCATAGTTTGCGTTGCTGTCTGGAGGCGTCACATAGTCAGCCCAACGAGCATCGTTCTTTATGTTCTCATCATACCATCCCTTTAGATTAAAGGGAGGATTAGCCATAATATAGTTGAAATACAGGCCTTTATGGAGGTCGTTGGTAAAGGAGGAATCATAAACCTCGCCGAGGTTGTGGCTGATACCGCGGAGTGCAAGATTCATTTTTGCGAGTCGGTATGTTGCTGCATCCTTTTCCTGACCGTAAACATTGATTCGGTTAATATCGCCCTGTTTGGATTTGACAAGGTCGGCGCTCTGGATGAACATACCACCGGAGCCGCAGCAAGGATCTATGTTCCTGCTGATTTTGATACAAAAAGAAAAAGCCCTCTCCTGCACAATTGTGCTGAAAAAGGCTTGAAATAAGGGCTTTCGAGCTTTCGCATTTTTTGATGCAAGCTTCGAGAGCTCTTTTTCGTCTATTTAATTTATGGCATCCTACACAGATTTCGAGATTGCTTACCCTGCATTATCGCCAATCAAGGAATAATTAAAAAGTTTGAAAAAATCAAAAGGTTAAAAGTACATCGTACGCCATCCTTTGAGAAGTGTGTTCAATGCTGTTCCTGTTCTCAATCGTTTCTTGTATTCGCTAGTTTTTAGTTCATTTTCTGTAGCAATGTATTCATATTCTTTTGAAGCATTAAGAAGCGAATCCAATTTCTCTGGATTTGCTAATACATATCTTTCAAAAGCTTTTCTCTCTTCTTCAGAATGATAGATTAGGACAACGTTCAAGAGATCATCAAACGCACAGCGCTCGTCGGAATTCTCTGGGTTATACAAAAAAACAAGTACACGATAACGGTCGCTGCCTTCAATATAGTATTTATACGCCCTGGCATCCTGATGGTATTCACCAAAATGTAAGAATCCCCATTCAGGCACAGGTATACTGAGTCGTCCACTATCTAAATTTGTAATTTGATAGCTATCGAGCACGGTATTATGAGCCATTATGTCCAACATTGAATATGAAGTGGACTCGTTCGTTTGGGAATAGGAATAAAATTCATCCCCGCGTCTACCAACATCATCATCGTCATCATATTTTTTAATAGAATATTCTGGTTTGTATATATTGTAATAAAAATCATCGTGCTGATTCCATTCCAGCTTGTTTTGCAGTCTGTCGATTATATACTCAAGCGGGGGTTTCGTTAATCCGAGTCTTTTTCTCCAAAGATTCTCAATCTCGGAAATTTCCGCATTTCCATTATCGGGAGTGTTTTTGTCTCCGTTTCTAGAATAAATGCACCCTTGCTTCATATTCCCATATGGCTTTTTCAGATAAATAGGTGTTCTGTCAGTGTTGAATATTTTAAGGACATCGAGCTCGGTTCCTCCGAAGCTAACTGTTTCAATTTCAATCTTAGGTATGTTGTCACCTGCAAAGTGAAGATTTGACAAGGCGTCGATTATATCAGCCTGCTTCTTACGTGTTTGTTGCATACCAGTAAGTTTAAGGTCATCAGAAACACCAAAAATGAGATAACAATCCTCATCATGTACTGTGTTTGCAAAGCAAATTATATCCTTTATGAGACCATGCATATTGTTATGCCACTCCTGTTTAAAGTCCCACCATTCGCCTTCTTTGCCCTTGCTTATAAAGTATGAAATTAGATTTGTTATTGAATGATCGCTTAGTCTCATTT